CGTGTCAGAGAAAACGACATAATCCGGCGCTGGAAGCCTTCCGAGGAAAACAAGGGCGAGGAGTGCGGTTGAGTTGACGCCAGCACCGTAAGAAAGAGATATCGTCGGCCTTTTGTTCATAGCGCCCCGTTAAAGTTGCCGCCTCCCCCGGTTCCGCTGCCGGCGCTTGTGCGCCTCCCAGGCCTCCCAATCAAATCCGCTTTGATACATTTCCCCAAAAATCTCGTCTTCGCCTGTGTCGGTCGAATTATTGGCCGCGTCATATCGGATCCGGTTCAAGCTGGGCCGTCCTTCTTTCATCGCCTCGGCCAGGGCCGGCCCAACGATCGGGATGGCCCCCAACAACTCCATAAATTCACGTCGTTTCATGCCTTACTCCTTTTCCCCCAGCTTGAATCGACCCCGATTTGAAACAAACGGGCCCTTTCTCCAGAGTCGCTTTCAGGAAAAATTATAAATTCCAGCCGATGGCGCCTGTTTCCTTCCGCGTCGACCTCGATTTCGATTTCCCTGTGCGGAAACGCCTTGTATATAAATATATAGTCGTCCGGGTTGTCAACGGGGTCTGATCCGACAATCGGTCTTATCATGATCGACCGGGCCGTCGCTTCCAAGCTGCCGGGCCTAAAATTCCTCACCCGCCAGTCAATCATTTTCGCGTAGGCTTCCCTTCCGATGATAACTGACAATCGGGTCTGCGTGCTATACGCCCGGTTGGATGGCGGTTTTTCATAAAACTTTTTCACCTCGAACCTGGCGCCGTGTGATAACGATCGGATATAAACCTCATCGCCGCCGCAATCCCAGATTATAAGGGCCGGGCCGATAGACGTAAAAGCCGGCCAGTCCTTTATTTCTCGCCCGGGGCCCTTCCTGAAAATCCGCCGGATGGCTGATTTGAAAAAATCAATTATCCGCTTCATTTCTCAAAAATCCTTATAGGTGAAAGTCGTCGACCAGCCGTTTTTTCGATCTTGGATCGTTCCCGCCTTGACCCGCCGCCAGATTAATCGGGCCTCCCCCGGCTTCATTGAAAAGCGCCCCAGAATCAGACCTCGGACCTTTTCGGGCCGGACCATGTCGGCAAGCCATTGATGGCCTGAATCGGACCGACCCCAAAAATCCCGGCGGTTCGTGTGCTTTGGATTCATTCCCAGGGGGATCTGAAAATCTGGGCCAACAAAAAAAGACAGGCCGTCATGCTCTGTGCTTTTTGGAAACCGCCGGCCTGTCCATCCGGTGACTATAACGTCATCAGTCCCAGCTAACATTTCAGGGATGTCCATTTCCTTGGTTAGGATCGTTTCCTTTTCGGCCATATTATCCTCCCTCTGCGCCCTCTGGCGCCGTATACGGCGGCTTTTTGCCGCCTCCGCAAAGTCGGCCGGGGCCGGCCGGTTGTAAAGCAGATTTCCGGCCAGCCCGGGCCGTTGACACAATATTTCCCCGGGGCCCTTCCGGACGGTATCCCCCGGGGTCGGCATCGAATAAATTCCCCTGGCCGGCTTCCCGCTGGCGCCGGCGCTCCGCCCGCTCTTCCGCCAGGTGGCACCTGGCGCATAGGGCGACCATGCGGGCGTCTGGATTTTCCGGATCGTGATCCGGATGGTGAACAGTCAAACAGGTCCCCATCGTCCCATCGGATAGATGGCCGGCGCCGCAGCTTTCGCAGACCCAGCCGGCCGCATCCTTGACCGCCCGGGCCCGGGCTGGCCAGTCGTCGGGATATCGGGATTTATCGACCGGCATCAATCTTTCCTTTCGGCCATTTTTTCGTCGACCGCCTGGGCCGCTTCTATGATGGCGCCCTCGGATGCCTGCATTATCAACTCATGAATAGCGGACAATCGCTTGATCATCGCATCCATGTTTTTGATTTTATCCGCCGGCCGCCTGTGCTTCGTGTGTTCCTGGGCGAAAACGGCGCCGCCCAGGATATTGTTAACCTCGCCCAGCAGATTGGCCCGTATCGATTCAGGGCTCGGCTGTTTGCGTATCCGGGAATATGCCATCATGTTCAATTTCCGGACCCATCGGAAAATATCAGCTGAAAATTTAGGATTTTCCGGCTTTACGCTCTGGGCGTATGTTACGGCCGCCTTTCTGGCGTGGGGGTCGGTGTCCAATCGCAGGACAAAATATTCGGCTTCCGGATCGATCGGATTCCCGTTGACTTTGGAAATGAAATATTTCGGGAAAATCAGGCCGTCGGTTTTATATGTTGGGGTCGGCTTCGGCGCCGGCGGCGGGGCTGTCGGCCGCCTGGCGTCGTCGGTGTGTTGCTTCCAGGTTCGCTTCCTGAGGCCCTCTGTTAGCGGTTTCATCGTCATCGTAGCACCTCCATAATCGAATCGTGATCGATCTTTTTCATCCGTAGCATTTTGATAAAATCGCCCTCCCCGTATGCCGGGGCCTGTCCCCTATATTCCCTGTTTTGGTTTTCTGCCTGCATCCCCATGGCCTCGATCATGGCTTCGGCTGCCATAGCCATGATATAGGCCGCCTTTTGTTCCGGCGTCATTCCGTCACCTCGATTCCGTGATCCTCGAGCCAGACCTTGACGATGGGGACCAGGTCGCCCGGGGTTTCGTGTAAGCTGAAAATCATCCGCCGGATGTCGCCCAGGCTGATCCGGACCGGCTCTGCAGCCTTTCTTTCCTTTTTGTCTTCCGCCATTTTCCCCTCCATGCTTGCCTATCTTGGATTATTGGCCCCGCAGCTGGGGCAAGCGCCTTTCGCCGGGATCTCAGCCATGCAAAACCGGCATCTTGCCTTCGAAGCGGCTGGCTTCCCTTTGGTAGAATCCGGCCTCTTGACCGCGCCGGCCGGGGCCGCTTTCTTTTTCTGGGCCGGTTTCGGCGCCCTCCCCTTGGCCAGGGCCTCGGCGAATTTCGGATCCTTCCCAGCTGGCGCCGGCCGTTTCGCCATGGCATCCTTGGCCTGGGCCTGCATTTCCGCGTCGGTTGGGTCCTTATACAGGCCGGCCGCTTCCAGATCGTCCCCGGCGATGTCGTCCCCGACGACTTCCGGAAGTGCCTCGAGCCCATCCGGGCCCTCCAGGATCTCGCCCTCTATTTCCTCCCCCCGGCTGTCGACCAGTTCAATCTGCAGTTTTCCGTCCTTCATGGCGCTGGGGATATCGATCTCCCTGGCGTCCCGCCAGTTCTCCGGATCCATGTTTTTGAGATAAAACGCGATGGCCGAAACCTCCGGGGCCAGGGTCTTGACCTTTTCCTCCGCCAGGATCCGCCGCCCCTGTTTTATGACCTTCCCGGACTTGTCCAGTTCTGGGGCAACGATGATAAATTTTCTTTCCAGGGTTTCGAATCCGTTGGCCCGATCGTGCAGGCTGCGGACCGTTTTCTGCAGGGCCGCCTCCCGGCCCCTTTTTATTGTGTAACAAAAAGCCGGGTATTTCCGGGACCATCGATTCAATGTCATTCTGGAAACGCCCCAGAGATCGGCTATTTTCTGCATGGTGAATCCCAGGCCGGCCAGGGCCTCGGCTTCCTTGAACATAAAATCCCGAAAAAGTGTCTTTCGTCCTTTCTTCCTGTACTCTTCCCCCTCCGACCTCGCCAGTTTAATCAGGGCCGCAGCGTGCCTTTCGTCTATGGGGTATTTTGAAAGCTCCAGTAATTCCTTTTCCCTTTTCTTCCGGGCCCTCTCTCTCGCTTCCCTCTCCCGCCGTCTTTTTAAGGCTGCCGCCTTTTTCCTTTTCTCGGCCGCGGCCTTCCTCTCCGCAGCCGTCATTTTCTTCCGGGCCGGCTTTTTCGCAGGGGGCTTTTTCCCCTGGGCCGTTTTCTCTGCCGGCGCCTTCGGCGCTGCGGTGTCGGCCGGTTTTTTTTTGGGCGGCCGCCCCCTTCTCTTTGGCGTTGTTGTCAAGATATCCTCCAATGCTCAATCAGTTTTATTTTTTCTATTATTTCATACGCCACCTGGGGCACTATCGCGTTTCCAAGGGCTTTAAGTCGGTCCACCCGATTGGGAACCCCATCAGATATTCGACAAAGGCGGGTTGCAACTTCAGACCAGGGCGTTTCCCAACTTTCGTCTGTAGATTTTCCCCACCTTCCCGCCCCTGCGTCCCCGGTCCCGTCGAGCATGAGGCGTGCGGCGTTGGGAGCATTTTGACGGCCGCATGAACCGAGTCCGCCTTGCCTCGATGCCGTCCCGCATCGAACCCTTCCATTCGTGGAGTCGGGATCATCTTGTTCAGATCGTGAATATCCGTTCTCAGACTCCGGCCCTGCCCGCCGCCCGTCGCTCCCTTGCAATCCCATGAGGCTGGAGTTGCTGCCATCTGCGGCAATAATCCAGACTCGGTATCGCCGATGATCGGCTCCAACTGCCGAAGCCGGAACAATAACCGGGATGACCTCGTAACCGATTTTCTCAAAGTCTTCACAGAATGAATTGAGCAACATTCTCTCTTGTCGTGTGAATACTGCCGCATAAAAGTCGTGGTCCTCGTCTCTGGTAATTGTTCGAACGTCCATTCGAAGTTCACCAATTTGTTGCCCCATCGAGGTGAGGCCAGCAACATTTTCACTAACGACCCAACGGGGCCGGGCTTCTTTAATAACGCGCAACATTTCCGGCCAGAGGAAGCGGTTATCCTCCGTGCCTCCCCGCTTCCCGGCAACGCTGAAAGGCTGGCAGGGGAAGCCCCCGGTAAGGAGAGCTGCCCCCCGGTATCGGGTGCCGTCGAAGTCTCGGATATCGGGGATGACTGGGATTCCAATGTTTCGTTCAGCGGCCGCGAATTCTTCGCCATTGTCTCTATCGACGCCTTCCCGCTTCTCCAGTCCCGGGATGTTGGCGTCGGCAACAACCGCCCCGAATCTCGCCTCAAGCACCCGCTGGCAGTATTCGTCTTTTTCGCAGAATGCGACCGTTTGGAATCCCGCCCATTGTGCGGCGAGCGCGAATCCGCCGACCCCAGAAAAAATGTCGACATGCTCAAGACCCTCCAATTATTTCTGATATCCCTTCCGCGGCGTCTTCCGCGTATAGTCAAAAATCCAGGGCCGGGTTTCCGCCAGGGCCGTCAGGCCGCCGGCTTTCTCGACCGCGGGCACAATTCGATTTATCGGCTGGTCGTGTTTGATGGCCAGGATTATCAGCCCCCCGCCCCAATCGACCATAAACCGGCGCCAGGCTTCCGGCCAGGTCCTCCGCAGGACCCGGTATTTGCTCCCGAAAAATTGGGATCCGCCCCCGCAATAAACGCAGCCGATGGTGTCCGCGCCGCGGGCCCGGGCTGGGTGTTCGGGGATCTTGGCCCGGCGCTTGTATTCCCGGATATCGGCATCCGTCCATCCGTCCAGGGGGTTGGCGATCCAGATTTTATCCTGTTTGTTGAAAAATATCCGGCCGTCCTTCCGGGCCCGGGTCCCCCGCAGGGCGTCGTCAGAATCCCCCCGCTGGCCGGTGATCTGACAGCTGGCGCCGGCGTTCTTTGTCATCTGCCGGCCGGGGACGATTTTCATATTTCGACAGCAGGATGAACAGTCGACCCGGAAACCAAAACCCGCGTGCCCTTGCATCCATATCCGGGCCGGCCGCTTCCCCAGCATGGGCCATCCGTGCCGGCGCCATTGTTCCGTTGGGGTCCGGGCCGCCCGGGCGACCCTCAGCCGCATCCCCAGGCTGTCGACAAACCCCCGGACGAATGCTTCCGTTTCCGGATATTCCATTTGACTGTCGACCCAAACGACCTCCGCATCCGGCCGGACGCCGGCGGTCAGCTGCAGGGCGACGGATGAATCCCCGCCGCCTGAAAACGCGACGACCAGGCGCCAGGCCTTCCGGGCCGCCTGCCGGATCGTTTGCCGGGCCGTATCAATCTTTTTGTCCAGGCCCGGGGCCAGGCCCTCCGCTTCCTGGGCTGGCTTCGGCGGCTCTGGGATCTCTTCCTCGGCCAGGATCGCATCGGCCAGATCTGAAATATCGATCATTTTCCCCCGTCTTTCCGGGCCGGCTTCGGCCTGACGTTCTTTCGAGTCGCCCGGATCTCTTCCTCCGTCGCGCCCCCGCCGGCCGCGTATCGGCGGATTATGACATCGGCAAATATCGGATCCTTTTCGATGATCCGGGCCCGCCGGCCCTCCCGATCCGACCCTATTAAGGCCGTCCCGCTGCCGCCGAATGGATCCAGGACCAGGTCGCCGGGCTTCGATGAATTTTGAATAAACCGCTGGAAAAGCCCCAGGGGTTTCTGTTCCGGATGAATCGATTTTCTGGCCGGGATCGGCGGGACCTCGAGGATATCCGCCTCAAATCGCTGGTCCTGGAAATAATGCTTCCCGCCATTCCATCCGTAAAGGATCGGCTGTCCGGCCCTCTTCCCCGTTCTCCCGATTATCGCCTGTCCGTGCCTGGCCTTGTAATCCCCCGGGCTGATCCCGGCGCCGGCCTTGATCCAAACCAGGACCGCATCCGGGACAAAGCCGGCTTTTCGGATAGCATATAGAAAAATCGGATAGGTTGGGAATCCCGCGCATAGGTAGAAAGCGGCCCCCTTCCGGACGTTTTCGGCCATCCTGTCAACGGCTGCGATCGAAAATTCAATAAACTGATCGTCCGTCATGGCGCCGGCCGGGCCTGGGCCGTCGATGTTGGTCGGCGGATCCGTTAGGATCAGGTCGGCCTTTTCCCCTTCCATGATCGCCTCGTATGGCCAGGCTTCGGTCGCGTCCCCGCATATAAGGCGATGATCGCCCAGGTCGAACATGTCCCCCGGCTTGGAAACCGGGTCGACCTCCGGCGCTGGGATTTCGTCCTCTTCGATCAGCATGGGGCCGGGCCCGAATTTTTCTACAATGGCATCAAGGGGGGTCTGCTCTTTTGTGTCGATCGCGTACTCGGAAAGCGGAATCTCTTCCTTGTATGGATCGACCAGCTCCGCGACCGCCTGGTCGTCGTATTCCCCGAACCGTTGATTTGCCCGCAGGGCCAGGCGGATCCGCTCCGCTTCGTTTTCTGGAAAATTCAGGCTGATCTGGATCTTGACGTCCGGCTTGTATTTCAGCCGGTGCCGCATCGCCTGATATCGCATATTCCCGCCGCCGGTCTGATATCGGCCCGTATCCTCCGCCGGATATTCCCCGTATTCCCCCCCCGCCGGCCAGCAGACCAGGTTTTCAAATTGGCCCAGCTCTTCCAGGCTGGCGGCCAGGGCGTCAAGCTTTTCCTCTTTTATCCGCCTTGGGTTCTGGCCCCATGGCTCGATCTTGTCAAACCGGACCTTTTTAAAAATCGGCTTTCTATGCATCAGGTCCCCGTTTTTGATTTCCCGTTTCTGGCCATGGTTAAAATATGCTCGGCGTTGGCTTTCACTCCAGCATGGGCCGCCTCGATCCGCGTTTCGAATTGCTTGACCGTGGCCTCGCATCTGGAATTTATCCCAGATATTCCCTTTTCAATTTCCCCTATAGACCGGGTCTGCTCTGACTGCGCCCGCTGGATTGACCCGATCGCGCTGGTGGAAATCGCGCTGTCTCTTTTGATCTTATCAACGACGACCCGGATTTCCGTCAGGTGGCCGTTCTTTGTCTTGAAATCCCGGGATTTCTTCAATTCCCGGATCCATATCGGAACATTGGCCACAAAAACAATAATAGCGGTATAAACGACCCCCGGCCAGGTTGTCGGGGTTTCTTCCGGTTGCCCAGGGATCCGGTCGATGGCGGCCGGCTGTCCGGCCTCCTCCTGGGTCCGCGGTCGGCTGCTGGCGACCGTGAAAATCAAAAGTCCGGCCAAAAGGCCGGCGGCGAATAGGGCGAAAACCGCCCGGCGCCTCTTTATCATTTCTCGCCCGCCCGCATCCGCTTGATTTCGTCCTTCAATTCCCGATAATGCTTCAAAAAATCGGCGTTGACCAGGAAAAAAGCGTCCCCGACTTCCGGGGCCAGCTCAAGGATGGGGTCCAGCCGAACCAGCCAGCCGCCCTCTTCCATGCTGGCGACCCCGACGGGGTTGATCTCGACCGCTTCCCCAGGCTTTAAAACGTCGTAGCTTGGGAAAAATGCCGGGTTATATCCTGTGTAGCATGTCGCGCAAATCGCGCAAATCAGCAGGATTCCCGGAATTAACCGCCTTGTCGCATGCGGCATGTAGTTTTTTCCGCGTTTTGATGTCATTTTGCTTTTTGATCTCCGTTGTGATTTCGGTTTTTAAATCGATGATTTTCTCGACCGCCTTGATTATCGCCCCTAAATCGGCCGCCATGAAAAGCCCCCTTTCACGCCTGTTTAAAGGCGTCGCAAATTTTAAAATTCAATCCTCTGTATCCTAAACGATCCGCCCGGATATAGGCGTTCCGCTCGATGGCTTCCCGATGATAAATATATCTTTTCAGGATCCAGGCCAGGTCTGGGTTTTCCTTGACCATCTCCCGGGCCCCGATTAAACAGACCTCCGTTCTGGCGTAATCCTCCGGCTGGCGCCCGGCGTCATAGATTTCCCTAAGATATCCCAGGGAATCTTTGAAGATAAGCTCTTCGAATGCCGTATTTCCGGCGATAACGTCTTCCGGCCTCCGGCTCGGGGATCCCCCGCCGCCGGCGTGAATAATAACCTCCCGATGGCCCAGGATGGCCGTATGAACCGCCCGGCCGGCATCATTGAACCAATAAACAAAATCCCCCGCCTCCCGGTCCTCTGGATCGACGACCTGGCCGCGCTCAAGGTGCCGGCGGAACAGCCCGTCCGCCGTGAAATCCTCCCCGCGGTTGATCGTGCCGCCCAGGATCTGCAGCTCGATATTAAACCCGCTGCAGTCAAAACCTGCGTGATCATCGCCGCCCCAGATATAAGGCCGGCCGACCCATTGGACCGCGTACCAGGCCAGGGTTTTTTTCGTTATTTCCTGGGTTGGGAAAGCCCCATAAAATGGCATGTTTGCTCTCTCCCCTTGTTTAGCGCCCGGCCGGGTTGGGCCCCCGGCCGGGCATCTGGAGGATAATATGAAGGGATCAGGACCCCTTGGCCCTTTTCCTTTCGACGGAATCCTTATTTTTTCCGCGGGGCCGGTTGCCGGGGCGTCCCCCTGTTCCCTTTCCCTCTCGAGGATCCGTCCCGCCGGCGCTGGCCCCCGCAGGCGCCTCGGCTTCCGCGTCCTGGGTTCCCTCGGCTGGATCCCCTGGTCGCCGCCTGAATCCCCGCTGGCTTGGTGTTGATATTCTCCGACATGGCGGGCCTACAGTTTATCCTTGACCTGGGCCTTGATCGCCTTCCACCAGCCATTGGAAACGCCCCAGGTATAAACCGTATACGCCGCCAGCGGAAAAACCGCCAGGCTTTCGAATTGATAGAGCGTTATAGCCGTCCCGATCGCCGATAGAATGAAGGAAAATGCATATCCCCGCCAGCCGCTGGCTGTCGACCCAAAAATTTTTTCAAATCCGATTTTCAGCAGCTGGGTCAATCCGTAAACCCCGCCGGCCAGCAGGGTCTGGATCGCCAGGATGACGGCCGGATCCAGGATCCCAGAAAACGGCCAGTCGACCTCCGCCTGATCCTGAATCCCGACGGCCGCAAGGGCCGGCATGGCCGCCAGAAACAAAACGGTCAAAACCGCCGCCAGTAAAACATAATTTTTCCTCATAGGTGCCTCCGTTTTTTTATTCCGCATCCGGGCCGGCTGATATAAACAAAACTTCCGCCGCCCGGGCGATTCCTTCCCGGCATTCGTCCAGATTGTGCAGCAGGCCGTCGATGTCGGTTTCCGTCAATTTCCGGATCTCAATCCGAATCCGGGCCTGATCCTTCCGAATCTCCGCAAACCAGATTTCCCCCCGGGCCCATCCGATCGCGCCGGCCAGCAAAACGCCGACCAGGCCGCCGATCAGATAATACTTGATCCGCCGGAAAGCATCCCCAATGGGGTCATTATTCCGGACCCGGGCATCCGTGGCCTTTCTCATCACGCCCCCGCGGAAAAAAGCGCCGCGATTAAAAGCGCCATGATAACGATCCCCAGCCAGCCGGCGACCCGGGAAAAACTTCCCTTTTCGCCTTGTTCGATCTGGGCGACCAGACGGGCGATGAAAAAAAACCCGATCATAAAACCAATGGCTTGAATCATGGGACCCTCCTTTTTTCGTCCGGGGCGATGGTCCGCTTCCCGGCTTTCTCTGTGATTTTGTATTTCCGGCCGATCTCCAGGCCCTCCGCCGGGACCTCATCGATGACCAGGGCATGGCCATCCTCGAATAAAACGACCGTTTTTCCGTTGTGTTGGATTTGATCCTCCAGGACGCCCTCGGCGATGACATCCCCAGGATCCAGGGCCCGCTCAATCTTCGCCGTCGTTATTGAAACGATTGCGATCATGGCCCCCAATATGACCGCCAGGGCCAGGGGGCCGATCCAGACGCTGGAAAATTTCCGATGGGTAGAATCCAGCCTCATTTCATCGGCTCCCATCGTTCCCAGCCGGCGTCCCCGTAGGCGGCGACATGGGCATTTATCGCTTTGTTTAAGCGCTTGGCCTCTTCGGTCTTTGTGAAAACCTCCCGCTGGAAACATTCCGCCAGGGGCCAGGTCCGGACCTCGTCGCCGACCTTAAACTTTCGGACCGCAGCCGCTGGCTCGCATCCTTCCGGATATCCCTGCAGGGTGCGGAAAAACGTCATCTGATATCCGACCGGCTTATTTTTTAGGGCCCCTTTTTTCATGACGTGCCGCAGCAGATGGCCCGTCTGGCTTGGCGATCCCTGGGCCCATATTTTCGCCGGCTGATCGCCCGGGCTATAAAGCGCCGTGCCTTCGGCCTTCTCTTTTTCCGCGCCGGCGCCGGCATCCCCGCCTAACCACCAGACGGACGGGGCCCCCCAGGCCGACCCGAAATAAACGTCGACATCCGTCCCGATGTTTTCCGGGATAGAATATCCGTGATTGATCGTCTGGACCTCCCGGCGCTTGTATGGGCCCAGAAAAAAATCCGATCCGATCGTCCCGTTACAGTATTCCGTCGGGCTCCCGTTGTAATAGGGGCATCGATCTTGACCAGAAAACGGCGCCTTCGCCGCCTCGGAATCGGTGATGTCCATATACAACTTGACCATCTTGACCATGTTGGCCATGTTGGATTCTGAATAAATCGTCCGGGCCCAATCCGCGACCTTGTGCAGCATGCGATGATTCCCACCGTGGGCGATTTCGTTTTCCGGGCAGTATCCGGCCGCGATTTCCCCATAAACCCGCCTCTCGACATCCAGGCAAGCATTAATGAAATCGATCTGATACGGCCATCCCCGCTCGTCCATAAAGCCGGCGACTCCGTTGACGTTGTTCCGGAAAACGATATCTGAATATCTCGGCATGAATCCGACCTGCAGGGCCCGATTTCCGGCGTCTTTCAGGATCTCCAGGGCATCCTCGAGCATTCGGAGATATTTTGGCCGGACCGTTTTCAGAATAAACGGCTCGCCGGCCTTTTTCGCCCGGGGAAACGGACAGCATTTATGAACATATGCGTTCCCGGGGTCATCCAGGCGCAGGCCGTACCACCAGGAAAAAAACTTGATCGCGCCGACATGCTTTTCCGAAAACCAGGCCGCCGTCCGGGCCAGCTGCTCCCGGGCGTAGTTTTTGGTCGCCGCCTCCCACCATAGGGGGGCAAACCAGCCGAAAATACAGCCCATGACATCGGCCTGTAAATATCGAAGTTTCCATTCTTTCGTTTTGTCCGCCATGTCAATCCGTCCTTTCTTCCAAAATACCATTTTTTCCGCAATCGAAACAATGGTATTTTTTCGATTCTGGGTAATAAATAAACAACTTGGCGCCGCAGTCCGGGCATTTGCCGGCGTAAACATGGGCGCCGGCCAGCATTTTTTCGGTCATCCGAATGTTGGCCCCGTCGATTTTAATCGTGATCATTTTCCGCAATCGTCCAGGATCCGGTCCGGTAGTGTGACCCGCTGTCTTCCGGCTTTTTTCCCTCTGGCCATAGGACCTCAACCTTTACGACTTCCGCGGTCGTCACGCCTTGGCCGTCTGGGCCAAAATGGACCGACTGCCTGACCAGGGTTTCCTGCGTGGCCGTGCCCAAAAACTCAACGACAGCCCTAAAAATCGGCAGCAGCCGGGCGCCGTCCAGCAGCCCGGCCGGGCTTTTTTCGATGTCGTGGATCGTCTTTTCAAACCGGGATATAACTTCTTTTTTCGTCCCGGCCATCATCGCCTCCCGGTGCTGGTTTTCGATTTGAAGACGACCCCCGGGACCTTGATCTGGTCGTGATATTTCCGGGCGATGGCCCCCAGCTCGGATGTGTTGGGGATCATCAGCTGAAACGGGCGCCCGTCAATGTTGATCGTCCTGGGGATTTCGTTTTCGTTTTCGATTTCGGCGTACCATGTCTCGATGGTATAAACGCCGGATTTGCTTTTCGGGGGGGCGGCCGCCTTCGCCTCCTGGGCCAGGCCCATGGTTCCCCGCTTGGCCTCCCGCTTGGCCTCCTCTTCCTTTCGGGCCGCCATCCTCATCCGCAGGTCGGCCTCCTCTTCGTCGCCGGATTCCATCGCGTCGATGGCTTTTTCCATGTCTTTCTCGGCCTCTTTCCGCAGCCGCTCCTCTTCCTGCCGGCGGGCCTCGTCCGCCTTCCGCTTGGCCTCTGCGGCCTCTGCTTTCTTCCGTTGCCGGTATCGGGCGATTAAAAGCCCCGTCTGGGTGATGATCCGGTTCGGCTCTTTCAGCAGCCGGTCCCGCAGGTCCCGGATTTCATCATAAGCCGCCTTCGCCTTTTTCCGGGCCGGCTCCAGTTCGCCCCTGATCATCTTGACCATGTCCTTGGCGTCGCTGTATACCGCCTCGACCCGGCCCAGGTCTTCGTCCGTCTGGATCTCGGTCTTGATTTTCTCCAGGGCCTGCGCTGAAAAGCTCTCGACGTTCTGGGTTAATTTTTTTGTTTCCATGTTATCCTCCATTTTTTTTGTCGGGAATCAATCCCGCTTGATGGTTTTTTTCTTGACCTCGACCTCGCCGAACGATGCCGGCGCCGATTCCGGCCCGGAAATCAGAAAGGTCCGGTCTTTGTTGATCCGGCTTTTTTTCGTCTTCGACCCGTCGGGAAACAGGATGTTTTCGCTGGCCAAGACCCGCAGGGCGCCGCCCTGGTCCCAAAAAATCAGATATCCGGGCCGCTGGCGCTGGATCGTCCCGCCTCCGGTGATCGTTCCGATCAGATCCTGGCAGAAAAAAATCCTGACGATGATCCCCTTCCCATGCCGGCTTAAAATTTCCAGCCGCACCTCCGATTGAAGGTCAAAATACTGTTCGAAGTCGCAATTTTCGCTCATTCGTTTATTTTCTCCAGATAAAGTTCGAAGTCTCTGTCATCTTGTAATTCCATTCCGCCCGGCCGGTCGTCGTCTTCATTTTTCTCGATGGTAGAAACCGCCCTGGTCGGATGATCCCAGGCCAGGCTGACCAGGATCCGGATGGCGACCGCCGCGGTCTGCGCCGCCTCTTCGGCGATGGCCAGGGCCGCCCCGCCGTGGTATGAATAATCGATCGCCGCCTTTAAGGTTTCCCCGGCCTCTTCCCCCATGATGGCCGCCGCGTGGATTGGGTCGATGGGAAAGCCCGGATGTTTTTCCCGGGCCCGGGCCAGGGCCGCCTGGATCTGCGCCATAGCCTCGGTTTCGGTCGCCCGGCTCCAGGATTGCTGATTGCTTGCCTTCATTTCTTCGCTCCCCGCTTGATATTCCCCGCCCGGGCGGCCGCCTGGAAAATCGGCCGAAACCAAACTTTCACCGCCGCGATCGCGTCCGCTCCATATTCCCCCCAATGGTCCCGCTCGGCTCGCTTTGCTAAATATACCAGCCTCCGGCCGGCCAGGCTTCGCCCGTCAAGATTTATCCTGATCATTCCAGGATTTCTTCGGGGACGATGCCGGCCAGGTCGGTCCCGCTGCTGACAATCGCGTCGATCATTTCGGTTTTTTTCAGCTTACTTGCCACCTCTGACCTCCGCCTTGATGTCTTTGTCTTCCCCCCAGATCGCCCGGTCCGTTTCTTTGTGTGCCTTCCAGACCCATGGAGAAACCCTGTCATCCCGGAAAAAATCCCCCGTCCGCGTTGTTTCCCTTTTCTCCGTTGTTAGCGCCGGGATAGAATGAAACTCCATAACCTCGATCCGATGGGGCTTCCGGCGAATAAAAATAAAAACCCGGTCAAACATGGGTTCGAATGGGACCTTTCGAAATTTTTCGACATAGTGGATAATTGACGGGTTTCGGTCGGCGCTTGCCTGGATCCAATATGTGCAGAGAATCGACCGGCGTTTTGCGACCATGTCGGCGCCGAAAACGTCGGGGGTCCGGTTATACTTCGCGCCGATGGGAAAGTTAGCAACGGTCCATCCGATCGATTCTAAAAATACTTTCAATTCATTCTGGAAAATAAGGCCTTTCTGTCTTTTGTTCATACTTTCCTCCGATCAAAAATCATAATCGTCCCCAGCCGCGGCGTCGATCTCTTCGAAAGAAACCGTTTTTTTCGTGTCTCTGACGATCTGATCAACGTCCGCATTAACAGACCCCCGCCGGCGCCGCCGGTGTAAAATCGCCTTTTTCGAATCCTTCCGGCGTAAATTCCCCTCGATCTTTCTCCCCAGACGGCAGTCGCAGGGGACGGCTTTGACGTATCCGCGGGACCGCCAGGGCTCGTCTTCATACGGGACGGTTACAAATCCCTGGTCCTGACATTTTGGGCATCCGCCGCCAGGCCCATCTGGGATCTGGTCCCGAACCGTTTCGATCGCTTTGATGATTTCGGCAACTTTTGGGAATGACTTTTCCGTCCGGTTGTCGATCAAAAAATTGACGGCCAGGCTCAACAAAAACTCGTCGATATATTTCAATTTCTCGAAATATAAATCAAAAACCTGGTTTCTCTCTCTCTGGTTCCGCCGGCATGGTAGAAAGGCGATCTCCAAGCGTTCCAGGATCATTTCCATTTTGTGCATGGATATCTGAATCCTTGACATTATTCCCCCCGCCCGTTTTCCCTTGACCTGGCCCAGGTCCCGGTATTCGCCGCCATCCTGGTCGGGCCGCGGTCCTGGGCCCGTCGAAGCCATCGGGTGATAAAACTTTTCCATTTTATTTTCTTCCTGCGTGGCCAGTCGGCCATCAGCCAGGCGACCATCCCGCGCAGCTCGTGGCGGATGTCGACCCCCGGAAACGCCTCCCTCCATGTCTTGATGTCTTCGGGGGTTATGTTATTAAAAACTCTGTTCTCCGGATCAAAAGAAATATCTAAATTAATTACCTCTTTCGTAGTAGTATTCTTATATTTCCCCATGACTTTATTTATTACTTCCTTACTTAGAGGAAATTTCCCGGAGTACTCCCGGAGTAATCCGGGACCGCTCCCGGAATTATTGGCCGGAATCCGGCTCGGGGCCTCCCGGTTACGCCTTAAAGATTGGAAATCGTGAAATCGCGTTATCTCTAAAAACCAGGTTTCCCCGTCCTCCGGATCCGGATATAAATTAATCAGCCCCTTGTCGGCCATGTCGACCAGAGCGCCGGCGATCGTCGTTTTTCCCGTCCGCTCTATCAATGGGACGCATTCCAGCTTGATATCCGCCGGGTCAGCTGAAAATCTGCCATCAACGTCGACATGCGGATAAATCATCAAATAAAGCATCCTGTGGGCGTCTGAAATAAGCGCCGCCAATTTCTTGGATCTGTGGATTTCCTTTTTTATCATTCGTCCCTCCGCCATTACTGCCTCCAGACAATATCAAAAAACGGACCTCTGCGCCCTCTGGCGCCGTATACGGCGGCTTTTTGGCTTCCCGGATGTCTGATGCGCGATTTGTTCCGCCGCTTCCATTTTTCGGCTTTCTGATGGGCTTGTCAAGTGATCTCTTGAAAGTCGACCCGGATGATGCCTTGCTTACGGATCCGGTATCCCTTGACGTGGAAGTTTCGGCCGGCGATGGTCATATATGAGTCTATCCTGTCGGCGTCTTCCCGGATAATAAATTCAAGCATGGTTGCGGCCCGCTCGGGTATTTTTTCCTTATCCGGCATCGGCGGCCTCTCTCTTCGGGACCCGTTTGATCTTCGTCGACATCCGGGCTTCGGTCCCGGTCGTCTTGATTTCAATATCTTTCCAGACCCCCCGCTTTCCTCTAAAGGCGCCGGGTTTCTTTTTTTCGCCGATCAGCCGGCTTTTCAGGATCTTGTACTCTTCGACGGGGCCCTCTTCCAGGTCGCAATATCTCTCTAACAGGGCGCCGTCTTCGTCGGTGATCTCGTCGATCCGCCGGACGTCCATCGGTTTGCACAGGTGGGAAAAATCGCACAGGCCGCAAACCTGGGGATGATAAAATATCCGCTGTGGATAGGTGCCGGCCGCGACATGCTCATTGACGGCCCGGGCCGTTTCGACCGTTTTGTCGCCCAGGTCAAAGTCGATATGCATGGGGATAAATCTCGGCCGCTTCCCGAATGTGGCCAGGGCCAGCATAGCCCAGGGTTCGTTTTCCATAAACATATATAGGTTGGGCTGGGTTACGATCATCCGGATCCAATAGGCGGAATTATGCGCGATGGCCGCCAGGCTTCGGGTTGAATCCCAATATCTGGGGTTGACTGACTTAATTTCCAGGATCGGAAGGATATCTCCGACCCGGATCTTTCCATCGATTTTCCCGCTGATCTGCAGGTCCGGCCATGTGACCCGTTTCTGATTCTCAACGATCGGATATCCGAAATCCTCGATTTTGTGCTGCAGCCAGGTTTCAATCCGCTTCCCTTCCTTGACCCGATGGCGGCCTTCGGTCGACATTTCTTTCCGACGTTCCCAATCCAGCCGGCTGTAAACCAGGAAACGCCGGCATGGGTGGCCCAGCTGGGACGCCCAATTGTTCGCGCTGTGATCATAGGGCGCCTTTTTCCCGACGTCCGGATCCCGCTCGATCTCGGCGTCAAATTTACATTCCAGCTCCATGGCCAGATTCCGCAGGCCGGTAAATTCTTGCGTGTCTCTGTATTCGTCCATTTATCCCTCCTTATCGAATGGTAGACCGCCCGGGCCTTCCGTCGTTTTTTCGTGGTCGATGACTTCCCGCTCTTCGGCCGGCGGGACCTTGTCGATGACCTCAGCCTCGATGGTGGCCGCTGTGTCGCCGGCTTCCGCCCGGGCCGCGACGTCCTCGATCTGCTGGGGCGTGATATCGGTCCGCCATCCATAAACGACGACATCCGCCGCCGTGACCTTTTTCCTCTTTTGGTTGTCGTTCATCCAATTTTTATAATTCGGGTTGTCAACCTCCCAGGACGTCGTCGGCTCGACCTGAACGATCCCAATGGCCGGGTGGTCCTTTAAAATATTCCTGGTTACGATAGACTGAGCTATCCGGTCGCCGAATCGTTGCCGCTGGGTGTGTTCCTCGAGACATCCCTGAATGGCCGGATCCAGATAATTGATCCAGATCCCAAGCGGGGAGGCTGTTTCAAAAAACGTCCATTTGGCGCCCTCGATCCCTTTCGGCCGATCGCTTCGATGGCCGATCCTGGCCGCGTTGGGGTGCTTGGGTGTGTCGGGGTCGATTTTATTTTTCGTTTTGTCCCAGGCCCGCCGCTTCATAACCGCCTGGATCGATTGAATAAAATACGTATCGATGTTGTAATACAGGGTCTTGTCGATGATAACGGCGTTTCCGGCCGGGGAATATCCGAATCCGATCTTTCGAATGTTGACCGTTTCGATGGCCTTCGTCCGGGGGTTCCGCTCAACGTAGGGGTTGGGGAATTTCTGGCCGCCTACGGAAACATCGGGCGGCGTGATGATCGAAATCGAGGCCGTTTTGTTAAGATGTAAATATCCGGAAACGCCCAGGGCCCAGGTCCCGCCGACCTGGTAAATCTGGCCCAGGTCGGACCGCAGCCGCATCCGGGCTTTGATCGGACGCATGATCTGGCCATCCTGAGTCTGCTTAATATAGACCGTCCCAAAATCCGATTGAAGGGCGACCTTTTCCGCGCCGGCCGAAACCAGCGATTTGTCATTTTTCTGATCCGTCATATTGACCTCCATGTTTTTTTCCAATAAAATCTGAAATGGCTTTCATCCAAGGCCGGGCCGGCCCCTCCCTCCTGATTCCGCCAAACAGGGCCGGCCCTTATCCATTCGAAATTTCCCGGATCCCGTCGGCGACGACCTTTTCCGTTTCCACGAAAAGGCTTTGCGCTGCCGTCAATTTTATAACGGCGTCTTCCAGGACCAGGATCCGGCCCTCGAGCTTGGAAATCTGGCGCTGCCCTCGGCTCCAGTATCGATCCTTGCAATTCGAATCTGGGAAAATCGACTTCGGGCAGAATCTGGCGTTGGGATGTTTTTTGAGGAAATCCGCCGGGATCGGCCGGCCGCAATTTTTACAGACGGCCTGATCATCTTTCATCGGCGGCCTTTTCCTGGATCCCCTTTAAAAAATCCTCGATGATTTTCCGGACCAGGCCGGAAACGCTCCGCTCCTGGCGCCGGGCGACCTCGGCCAGGCGCCGGTGCTGTTCCTCTCGGATAGTCATTGATACCTGTCTCGTTTTTTTCATATCGTCATCCTTTCAAAATAAAATTTCTCACACTATAAATTTAATCCATTTTTACATGAATGTCAATAAAAAATATTAGGTTCGGATAAATTGCTTCCCATATTTTTTTTAATTAATATTATTTAATATGGATAATTTGCTTGACAAACGGATAAAAAAAACGTATATTAAGAGTGTCCCCCAGGTTGGGGGATGAGATCTTTGAAAAATAAAACGCGACTCGTCAAACCTGACGGGCGCCTCTCCTCCCTGGCCATCGAATCGGGCGATAAGGTGAAAACCTGAGAATCGAAAGTTTGCCCAGGGGATCCAGGACGGCGCCTGGTGCCAGTTCGACGGGGACCGAAACATCGAAAGTCGAAACCGGGATCCGATGGGATCCTGGTCGTCCGGGGTTGATCGTCCGGACCTGATGATGACAGATCAAATTTTCTTTTCTGGAGGATATCGTGATTATCACTATTCGGAATGATTTCCATGGCACGGAGTCCCGGATCCGGGTCAAGGCCCTTCCCGCGGTCCTGACGGATTCCCAGGTTCGCCGCGTCCGGCGTGAATTGTGCGGGATGGCGGATTGTCGATGCGGCGGCGTTCTGAATCAGCGGGGACAGCAAGACGTTTGGATCGATTCCATCCTGAGAGGCGACGGGTCGACCTGGGTCGAGATTTCCCGCCCGTCCAGAAACACCATGCGGATTTCAAAAGACATGATCGACCGCGTCCGGCATGTCATCAAAAACTACGACTCGGACAGCGAAGAATATTTTCGGCTGCGGGATTTTCTCGCCGTCGCCCGGGCGACGGAAGTTTATTACCCGGTCGAACACGTCAAACGGATCGCCTGGGTTTTCTGTACGGCTCTTTCCGGCCGGGAAGAGTGCGAAATTTTCGGCCTGGGGGAACATTTCTGCCCGCTGGCCAGCCTGCCCGCCCTCGAAGAGCGCCGCCGTTTCCCCCGGTGTCCCCTTGCGCCGGCGGACTCGGATATCTGATCGAACCCGGGCGCTGGTCCTTCCTTTCCCGTAAACCCCCTGCTAATACAAGCTTTCACCAGCGCCCGCTTTTTCTTTTGTCGAAACCGGCCCGCCCGGGCCGGTCCTCCGGACCTGACCGCCCGGGGCTGATGAGACAGGTCAAAACCTTTTCTCTGGAGGATGTCGTGATGAATCGGAATTATCAGACCAATGTCAACCGGGATCGGGACCGCGTCCGGCTCTCGGATCTGGATCGGCGGATCCTGCGGATCGCCCAGGGCGAAAAAAACCGCGTCCGCCAGGACCGCGTCCGCCGGCGCCGGGATGATTTCATGGGGGCGGGCCAATGAGCGACCGGCCGGAATATTGGCTTTTTTCGAAGGAATCCGGGAAAATCATCCAGGACGGCGGCCTTTTCAACCGCCGCTCGCTTTTCGCCGCCTGCCCTCACGCCATTTCAAAAGCCGTCATTTTGAAAAGGACCGTCCAGGTCGTGGGGACGGTCGGGGATGTCCGCCGGGTTGTCGCGGAATTCCATGGCGCCCAGATGTCCCGGCTCGTGAAATAGGCGATGCCTAAAAAAAACTTTTGGGCGGCGATGGTTTCCGGCTTAAAGCGTGAATGTCCGGAAAGGGATCCCGGGGCGTTTGTTTCCGGCTGCTGCGGGGCCGAAATCAATTATTTTTCCAGGGGGCCCGGGTCGATGTCCGGGCCCTCGGATCCGGTCGCCTATTGTTCGCTTTGTGATCGCCGCTGCAGAAAAATCTGGCTGACGGTCGATGAAATCCGCGCCATGGAATCCGGCGAAAAATCTTTTTCGGATATCCTGAACGATTCCGATCTCTTTTGATCGATTCCATGCGGGCGCCGGCGCTTCCATCAAATCCCCCTTTTTGCTTATTTTCCCAGCCGGCGCCCGCTTTTCTCCTTTGTCGAAACCGGCCCGCCCGGGCCGGTCCTCCGGACCTGACCGCCCGGGGCTGATGAGACAGGTCAAAACCTTTTCTCTGGAGGATGTCGTGAATAAGAAAAAAACCTATTTGCTGCTGTGTCATGTTTGCGGGCGGCCCTTTCGCCTGAAATCGGATTTTCTATCTGTTAGTTCCGTTCATATCCGCCGCCGCGGCGTGCTTCGAAGTTACGGCCTGGGGACCTGTAACATGGCCGACGTTCACGCTGGGCGGCCTGGGACCCATTCCCAGGATGAAATCGAGGCGTCGTTTTGGGGCGGTCCGTCGGCGGATCTTTTTGCCTTGTATACGAAATAGGGAGGCGTCATGAATCCTCAAAAAGTTTATGCGATTTCGAGAGAAAAAAAAGGCGTCCGGGCGACCGTCCGGATGACCATCCCCCCCGCCGGCCGCGGCTCGATGCCGCTGCCGCTCCATCATGTCGTCCGGCATTCCCCGGATGGCTTCAATTTCGGATATTCTGGATCCGGGCCGTCGGACCTGGCGCTTTCGATCCTGTGGGATTGCTTCGGGAAAATCGTTGCGGAAGAGTTTTACGTCGATTTCCGCGACCATTTCCTCAAGCCGATCGCCGACGACATCAAGGCGTTTTCCATCACTCAATCGGAGATCGAAAATTGGATCGCCCCCATGGGCGCCCGCCTCTTAAAGCTCGCTGAAAGGGCTCGGGAGAATTCGCTGATCGATGCCCAGATCCCAGATGACGCCTGGGAAATCATATCCGCGGCCATCAAGCCGGACGCCGTCTTCGATCCGGACGCTCCGGCCGGCCGCCGGTTTTCCTGACCCGGTTTCGACCTCCAGAATATGGCCCGGTGCTGGCTTCGGCTGGCCCGGGCCTTTTTTTTTGTGAACAAGCCCAATCGGAAAGTGTTCACAGATTTTCCGTGCAAAATCGCGCTGGTAGAAAGCGGCCCCCCCCCCCTGGGGTCAAACCGCCACCGTCAATTTTTGGTGCCAGTAGGAAACGCCATCGGAAACGATAAGCCAGGCCTGTCCGCCGGATCCGCCGTCAAACAAAACGACGATGCATCCGTCCCCCAGGGCTGCCGGGGACGTGAAAATCGCGTCCAGCTCCGCATCGGTCGGCGGATCCGAAACCGCGCCAGAGTACGGGCCCAGGATAACGCCGGAAAAAATCGGAATCACGTCATGGGATGCCGTGGCCTGCAGGATCTCGTCCCAGGCCTGGGAGTCCGCCCGGCGGTGGTGTAATTTTTCGTCGTCGGAATCGGAAACGATCATCCCCGGCTGCGGATCGGAAAGGTTGTCCTTCGGATCGCTCTGCCGGTTGTGGTTCTTGTCTTCGTTCCCGTCCTGATAGGTGTATTTTTGATCCCTGGTGTAATCTGTCCCGTTTTCGCTCATTGGTCACCCCCTCACGTTTCCCGATCGCATAATTTTTTTCCGGGATCGTTGTTTAAAAACCGCCCGGTTCCCCGGTCGCATAAAAACCCATATTTTCGCTGCTCGTTTGATGCGGCGGAGTATGTCGCCGGCAGGCTGTCCCGGTCGCCAAAAATAAAACATTGGCCGGCCAGCCATTGAAGGTCCGCGGCGATGATCTGCATGGAAAAATCATCGAAATTATAGGCGATCGATTTGATATAATAATATCGACCCTTTTCTCCGGTCCCGTCCCCGGAAAGCCCAAAAGGATTTTGAAATTTAAAAACCGTCGCCAGGTCAAGGTCCTCTATAAATCGGATCGGAAGCGAAAATTCGATTTCGTGCCGGCCATATGCCAGCTCCTGCAGGATCTCGGCGATTCTCTGGTCGACCAGGTCGGCGGAATCAGTCCAGGGAAAATAAAGGCCGCCCTGGATCTCGATCCGCCGGCCAAAATCTTCGACGGATGCGGCGTCCTCCCCTTCGGCCGTGCCGGCGTAAAAATTCGCCTGCGGGTAAAGGTCATATCGGGCGACCGCATAATTGACGGCGTCGCCCAGATTAAACCGCCGGGTCGCCATTGAAATACAGTCGATCTGCTGCCAGATCGTCAATTCAGCCGTTAGGGTTTCCCGGTCGATCCGGCGGATCGTGATCCGGCCGTCCCGGTCCCGCCATAACTTGGCCCCAATCGTAAAAATCAATTCCTGGATGATCTCCGCCGCCGCCCTCTGTTCCTGGATGGCCAGGCGCCCGGCCGCATCCCAGCCCAGGTCTTCCATTTGGTCGGCCAGGTCGTCGAAAGAGTCCGTATCAATCAACTCGATGGGGATCTGCTGGGTGATGGCCAGAAAAAATTCGATGATCCGGGCCGGGTTTCGGATGTATCCGTCCGCATGATTCCAGCCGGCAAACATATACCCCTTACAATTAAAAGTAATTTTGTTGTCGCCCTGGTCGGCGTTAAAATTGATATACGTCCGGCCGCCGTCTTCGTAGGTAATAGTGTAATCGTTTCCGGCGCCCTCTGTTTTCTCGACTCCGGCGCTGTATACCTCGAGCATTTCAGCCGCTGATCCCCCCAGGGCCAGATATTTATTATTGGCCGTGTCGATATAAAGCGCCTCGAGCGCTCCCGGCGCCTCCCCGGTGTGCTGATTTAGGCCCAGGGCGATCGGGAATCCGCGGCCGCGGGCGGAATCATGAATATTGGGGAATTCGTCTTCTGTGGCGACCTCGGCCGGCGCCGGCTGGCTCATATATTTATTCAAAACATCCCGCAGCCGGACGGGGAATTCCGGGCCGGCGATATCGTGATCGTCGACGATCATCGTAAAAAGCGTACTTTTTTCCGCTTCCGCGCCATGCCTCCAGGCTGCATATAGAGTCATCAGCTGGTTTTTCAGAATATACGAAAAAAGCCGCGTTGAAAAATAATTATCCGTATTCTGCAGGGTAGGGGATAGGTCTGACATCGAATAAAGCCCGGTTTCGTCATCGAAAGCCCGGGTCAGGGTCCCCCAGGATAAAACAAAGCCGTCATAAAAAACGCCCCCGCCCCTGACGTCGATCTTGGCATAATGATCCGACAAAAACTCCCCGTTGTAAAATTTCCAATCGGAAAGAATAATCGGCGGCTCGTCGGGGACCTCGTCTTCGGCGCCGGCGCCGACCCGCAAAACGAACCGCTCCCCAGGATAGGCCCGGCCGTCGGCGGCGGCCCGGAAATCGCCGGCATATCCTTCCCCATATTCCGCGCCGTGCTTAGAATCCCAAACGGATACTTTGATTTCGTATGATCCATCCGGAAGAGCCGGAAGCGTCGCTGTAGCTTGATTATTGGAATCGACGGTAAAATCAATCCCATTGACAAGAGTAAAAGTCCCCTGCCCTTGCTGGCCGATAAAATAAATCCTGTATAACGTATGCTGGAAATTAACAGAGTTATTATGGGCATAGGCCCATATATCCGCATTAGGAATGTCGAAAGCATGCCCGTAAAAAATAACCTGGGTTCCTGCCGGGTTTGATGGGGCGGAATAGCGGGAAAGGGAATTTATTACAGCGTTCCAATAATAAATACGAATCTTGTTTAATTTCGCGGAAATCGAAAACATGTCGCCGTTATTAATTCCGACCGTCGGGTCGAATGAATATATTTTAAAAACCCCGCCATATTTATAAAAATCGTCTCTGTTTAAATCCGTGGTTAATCCCCCCCATGTATTCCAAGAGTACGTATACATCATTACTTCGAATGCATCGGACGGAAATGGAAATTGATGCGTTCCAGCCGGGTCTTCTACGGAATAAGCGGACATTGATGCGGTTGAGGTGTCCGGCTCATAATTCGGCCAATCGTTTACCCCATCATAATATTTCCCAACAACTGAATCAACGTTCCAATATGGGCGGGATCCGGCGACTCCCGCCGGGTCTTCCATAAATGAATACCACAGCGAAAACCAATTATACGGTTTCGTGTTATCCTCGACCCCGACGGTTGAATAAAGTCCTACGGTCAGGGGCCGGTCAAGACCCTCGGGGAATTCGAATTTATCCGGATTAATCGTAAATAAACAAAATTCGTACATCCGATTATTGGGCGCGACCCCTATTGAATCGAGCCCCGCTAACAATCGGATGTTTTCCGACCGGTCTTCCGTCATGTCGGCTTTAGTTAGGCTGCCCCATAGATACTCTCCATATGCGGACAGCCGGACCGCTTGAATATCGAAAAAATCGCGATAGACAGGGCCGGTTGTTTTTCCCCATAGGGTCGTATCGGACATGATTTATTTCCCTTTCGGGATTTTCATTTCAGGATCTTTCAGATCTGGGTCCAGGATTTTTTTGATCTCCGTAAAAATCCGGACGGACGGAAACGCCCGATTAATCCGCTGTACGATCTCGACCGCCTCCGCATTGGTCAACTCAATCTCCTCGCCGGCGCCATAAATCCGATCGGCCAACTTGCCGCGGCGCCATTTGTCCTCGGCGTCCGGCTCTCCTCTCTGCTCATCGTCGAAAGTCGCCGCGACCGCGGCCCCGATCGCCCGACGTAGAGTCAAGGCCCGCTCTTTGATCTTCGGGCGCCCGTCTGGGCCCGGATCCCCTCGATCAGGATAATTCTCCATGATGGGGAATCCTTCGTAATCAGTCAAAACCATGTCGATATTTCCTATTTTCATGCCGGTGCCCCCAATCTTTTGATTTTATCTGTTAAGCCCCGGACCTGCTGCCGCAGGGCCTGGTTTTCCTCGTAAATCTGATGAATCGCGCCGAATGTCAACATTGATGTCCGCTTGACGGGAAACATCCCACCAGGGCTTAATATCCCAATTTTCCGCATCTTGGCCGCGGAGTATTTCTCGACTTCGCGCCATCGGCCGGACATGACCCGGGCCAGATCGGCGCATAAAACCGGATCATCGAAGTCGTCCCATGCATTTTCATTCAGGGCCGTATCAAGATACAAGTCCCCATCCTGGCAAAAAATCGCTTTCGTCCGGCCGGCCCCGGATTCTTGACAGCGGAGAGTCCATAAATTTCCGTTCGCGGTTACATTCGTCACTCCGGTTCCGGAGATCAGATAGACCATGTTATCGATCGCCCCGACGGACGTTGATCCCTGGGCTGTTCCGAATGAAGAAACGAAAGCCATCATTCTAAAACCATATCTGTACTCTGAGAATCCCCGGAAATCAACCCCCCCCTGATTTCCATCTATTTTTTTAAAGACCCCGTATGAATCGGTTTCGGCGTATGTCGTACAGCCATGGGCAATATCCGAGGATTTAAAAGTAAAAATCTCGTCGTCGTTCGACCCCTGATTTATCGTCAACCCGATTGTCATGTCGGCGTTCGATGTGTCGTTTATATAAACCGTATCGGAAAATATCGCCCCGCCTTTTTGCCAGGAATCCCCGTCCTCATCGATCAAATAGAGCGTTGACCAGCTTCCCCCGTTGTCCAGAGTCCGGACCCCGAAAACATTCATGTCTGCCGGGGCGTTAGAATATCCCGTCCCGGATGAATAAAGCCCGTGAATCATGACGGGGGCATAACTTGCGGACGTTTTTCCGGTGTATGATTTCCGACTGATCCCGGCTAAGTCAAGAGCAAAACTCGAGGACGCGCCGCTCTCTAAAAATCCGGCGACAGAAAGCCCTCCGTAACTTGAATCCTGAATTTTTAAATATCCGTAAGTATCGGTTTCGGTTATCGTCGTCATTCCGTGGGCGATTCCTGTTTTTTTAAAAGAAATCGCCTCCGTTGAATAAGTCAACTGGTTAATCGTAATGCCAATGTTTTGATTCGTGTTCGTGTTTTCATTCAAAAAAATTCTGGACGCCGATCCGAAATTATACCAAGCCCCGTCCTCCGATATTAATTGCAGCGTTGTCCAGGCGCCGGCATTGGAATATGTCCGGACGGCGAAAATATTTTGCCCAGAATTCGCGGCGGCAGCCGATGATCCGGTCCCTGTATATTTGATCCCGTAAACCGTTACCATCCCCTCTTGATTTATATCGTGAGTCGTCAAGGTCTGTCCGGATTTCGCGGAAAACCCAAGAGTATAATTTGACATCAATGCTTCAGAGTATCCCGTGATTTCCGCTCCTCCGTAATTATTCTTTCTGACAAAAGTCATGAAAGAATCAGTCTCCGTTTGTGCTGTAAATCCATGCGCGACAGTCGAAGATTTTAGAGTAAGGATTTCATCCGAATTAGCGGCTTGATTGATCGTCAACCCGATTGTCATGTCGGAATTCGAGGAGTCCCCGATAAAGAAAGCTCCGCCCGTTCCCCATCTTCCGCGCTCCGTGGAATTTGTCCAGTAAACGATTGGAACGGATCTCGTCGTGAGGATGTCGAATTGGCCGCCGTTTGTCCTTGTCCCAATCCATTTTCGGGCTCCGGCGGCGAGGCCTCCGATTGTAATGTCTCCCCCGTCCGTATGGACCCCGAATTCTTCGGAAGCTGCGTCATAATCCGACAGCCCGTTTACGTCCAATAAAAGGACGGGGGTTGAATCGCCGACCCCCAGTCTTCCGGATGAATCAAGCCGCATCTTCTCGGCGCCGCTCGTCATAAAAATAATCGGAAGAGCGTTGACTGTGATCAGCTCAAGCGTCCCCGGGGCCGCGTCCCTTGTAATTAACCATTTTCGGCTCCCCGTTGACTCCCCCCCTAACAAGACATCGCCGCCCCCGGTTGCCGCGCCGATCACGTCCGCAGCTGCGAAATTAGTTATTCCCCCAACATCGAGACGGATTGACGGCGTACAATTCAACCCCAAAAAATCGGCGTCTGTAAGAATTGAGGATGAGTTCTGGATGGTATTCCCGCCGGCCCCGTTCCATCGTGCGACAGCATTGTCCGTTGATGCGCCGGGCCCGGAAACCCCGCCGGGCATGTCATCATAATCGATTTTATAATGGATCCCGTCCGTCACGTCATAATAAACGAAAAAATCCCCGGAAGCCGCGCCGGCATCTTCGCCCAGGCCGTTGATGTCCAGGGTTAAATCCGTCCCGTTGATCTGGACCCCCTCCGTGGCTCGCAGCCATTCGGTCGCGCCGGCCCCGTCGTCCCAGAAAACGACCCGGTCCGCGCCGGGATCCGCCAGGTCCTCGATCCCCAGCATGTCAACCGAAATAGTCACGTTCCCGCCGGCGCCGCCGTCGGCGACGTTGATCCCGTCCCCGTCAGCCAGGACCCGTTCCTGGGTCAGGTCGCCGTCAAGCGCCAGGGTTATGTATTGGGCATCGTCTGGGGCCCCGCCGCCCCCGCCGCCGCCGGCGGACGGAAGCCGGATCTCAATAGACAAAATTTGCTTGTTGATCTTCCGGATTTCGTCGGCGATATTCATAAAAGCCTGATCCCCTTCGAAAGCGTTTTTAATGGCATCGTCCAGGTTCTTAATTCGTCCGTGGGGCAATAGGGCCCGCGTTCGGCAAAATCGGAATCCTTGTCGATCATGACGTAATAGCAGAATTTCAAGGCGTCGTCTGGAACGATGATAAATTTCCCGCCGGAATTCTCAACGGCCAGCAGAAAGGTCTGAATCTCGTCCTGGACGGTTGGATCTCCGACGTTGACAAAAGTCAGGTCCAGGCGTTCGGAGTCGGCCAGCTTGACGGGCCAGTCCATCCCGTAATCAGTCCGTTTGTTCCCCCTGTAGAAAGCCGGTCCATCCGCCCGGCCCGGCTGCAGGTGTACTCCGGCGCCGAATGATTGAACCAGACCCAGGACCAGCTCCCCGACTTCGATGAATCCGTCCCCGTTGTTTTCGTCTATGAAATCAAATCGGATCGATGGGTAGGTCTGATCCGTGATCCGATATAAATCATTCCGGTTGGTGATCATCCGGGGTTTTAGGTCGATCTCGACGTCTGGGGCGTCCCAATCGCAGGACCCGGACTCTTCGCACGGATCAGAACAAAATTTCAGGCGCAGCTCATCGTTGCCGCCGGCCAGGGCCGTCAGGTTGTGATTAAAGATTCCGGCGAAAGTGACCCGCTCCCCGCCGGAAACCGTCGATTCAATGCAAATCCATTCCGGATCCCCGGCGGACCCGACCCCAGTAAATCGAAACGGCTTTGATGGCCTCTTGTTGTATAAAAATTCCTTGACGTATAGATCATCCTCGCTGCTGGTACAGCAAAGCGTTGTTTCATCAATAATATTTTCAATCAAGTATCTGACGGCCATGGCCTTTTCTCCTCTATGCCATTTCCAGGGCCCGCTTTAAATCCGTCTTCTTGAAATTCGCCCGCATCGCCCGGACGATCGCTGGGATTAATTCGCGCCGGGTGTATTCGTCGGTAGTTATGACCTGGCCGTCAATTTTCACGATGTTCTGAACCGTGATCGGCCCGGCCGCCCGTTTCCCCGCTGCGGCGGTTACGGCGTTTTTCTCGGCGATCTCCCGCATGACGTTTTCGACCTGGCTGGATCTGGCCGTGATCTCCGGATCCCCGGTCGTTCCGTGGGTGACGATCATTTCCGTGTTGGTAGAAACG